AAAAAAAAGTAGTGAAGCCATTACAATATCTAAAGGCATATTCTTCATATTGTATTTACTTGCAGTTTCATATTCTTCTATTCTGTATTGCCCTTTTCTTTTAAATGATATTGGCCTAAATAATACACCCATTGCTTTATCCATTGTTTCCCATTCATTAAGATAATTATCTAAATCAACATACTCCCCAAAAGTCATATCATCTAATTTAGGAATGAAGCCGAATTCTTTTTCATTCATTCTAAACCTATCTTTAAATGCTGGCTTATCTTCAAATATTTTATTTAAGTCAAAAGTAATTTTATTAATGTCTGTTACTTTCATTCTTAAAGCATCTATTAATCTTGTTTTACAAAATATCTCAATCATCTTCTGTTGGTAGAAAGTATTCATTTCTTTTCCATCAGTTATTTTAAGCCACTTTTGATATTGGCCTAAAGTGATTTCATTTAGTGATTCTGGTATAGTTAGTTTAATTGCCATATTAAAAAAGGTTAGTTGGTGTAAATGCTTTAATACTTAATTTAAGTTTTTCTTGTTCAATATATTTAATGTATTTAATTATCTTTTTAATAAGCTTCATATTATATAAATGTTTTTTTTTTGACTTTGTTATATAGGAATTTAATATTTATTTCTAATAATAGTGATATTCACCCTTATTTGGGTTTTGTAATTGGTAGCTAACTGCATATCTTAGTGCATCAATAGCATGGTTAAATTTATCTATTGGTGTTTGTGATTTCTTTTCTAACCAACAGTAGTTATTAAGTTCTTTTATTAAATCTGTACTTTCTTCATCAATGATTAAATCATAATCTTGCAATAAGCTAATGCCATAAGTTATTGAACCTTGACCTTTTATTGCTGCTACTATATTATTATTTCTTGTTAACTCAGAAATTAATCTTGGTTCAGCTGAATCACCTACTATTAAATCTCTATTTGCAAATTTAGTGTTTAGTGTTGCTATATCACTTGTAGTTAGTTTAGGTTGATAGAAACATAACTTAACATAAATAAGTTTATTCTCTTTATCTATATTGGTTTGTACTAATGTTGTTGGGTCATTACTAAATCCATAATCTTGACCAAATACATTTTTACCTACTTGCTTAAACTTTCCTATTTTCCAATTGGTAAATATTACACCTTCTGCTTTATCTAACCATGAACCAAGTATAGTGTGCTTGTATCTACTTGGCCTTCTTTCTTTCATTCTTTCTATTTGCTCAATATAACTTTTACTAAGGTTTTCAATGTTATCTAAATAAGTTGTGTGAATGTAAGTTGTATCATCTTTAGTTATGTTGCTTCCAGCTTCTACACCTTTTGCTTCAAACCATCTTTGGTATATAAAGTTTTCTTTAGTTGTTGGATTTAGTATTAATATTACTCTATTTGATAAACCTTTTTGCCTTACACTTAAATCTATTTTATCAAACATATCTTCATCTGTCATTTCTTCTGCTTCATCAAATACCCAAGTTGTAATGCCTTGTAATGATTTTAGATTTGCAGTTTGGTCACCTGAACTTGTTTTGATTCCTCTAAATAGTATTTTAGATTTAGTTACTTTGTTTAATACTTCATCTTTAGTTATTACAAAGTCATCTGTTTTTTTTAGTAGTTCTATTTTTTCTATAAACTCAGGAATAATTGATATTGATGCAGAACGCAAAGTATATCTTGTAAATAGAATAGTGTGTCCAGCTTCATATGTTAGTAATAGTAAGAATGTGTTAATAGCAAAGGATTTACCAGAACCCCTTCCACCAGTCACAATAAAATAACGTGAATCAGATTCTTCAAATATTTTATATTTATTGCTTAAACTTAATTGCACTAACTAATTGTTTAAAGTCATGTGATACTGTTTCAGTTGTGTTTAAATCTACTGTATCTTTTGGTGAACCATAACCTGAATTCATTAATGCATTATAAGCATTTACATCACCTTTTTCAAATGCCTTTTGTAATACTGCAATAGTCATATGATGTTCAGCACTTAACCATTCTTCTTTGCCAGTTAATGGATTTTTTCTTTTTAATAAAACTTCTAATAATTCTCTTACTACTGTACTTCTATTCTTACTTCCTTTAGGTCTGCCTTTAGGATTTCCGCTTTGTCCTTTTGTCCATTCATGTTGTTTAATATCTTCTTTACTCATTATCTGCTGTATTTGTGCTGTTGATTTGTTCTAACTGTTCTAAATATAATAATAATTTTTCTTCAGTTTGTTTTCTTGTTTTGTGTTCACTTTTCTTTGTTTTCTTCTTCATAGGTTTTGTATAAAGTTTTCATTTGTTGTATTAAGTCCCTTACACAACTTCCACAGTTTGATGATTCTTTTTTGGCGTTAAATACTCTATTGAATATTTTTAATAGTTCTTTTTGTTCTAAGTTGGTTAATGTGTTTCTATGTTTGCTGAAGAATTCTTTCAGATAATTGTATTCATCTTCTATTAAGCATTTAGCATTTTTATATGGGAATAGTTTATTTAGTTTTTCTTTTCTGGCTTCACATCCACAATCTTCACCCAATATGAATTTAGCTACTTTATCTATTTTTGTTTTCTTTAATACTTTTTCTACTGTATCTCCTAATCCTTTAGATTTCATTTTTTAATTTTCTTTTAATTTTTTTTTTACACTTGCTTATGGTGTTTTGTACTACTACATGACTAATTTTAGTTGCTTTGCTTAAGCTTCTAATTGTATGAAATTCCTTTCTGTATAAATTAAATAGTTTTCTATCAAACCAATAAAATGAATTTACTATTTCATCTATCTTCTTTTCTATATTAAATTTATTTATTTCAGGTTCTTTAGTTTCTATTGTATGATTATCTTTTAATTCTGTTTTTATGCTTTCTTCTTTCTGCGCTTTTAAGTACATAGTGTACAAAATTTTATTGACATATCCAATATGTGGTTTATTGTTTTGAATTGCTTTTTTAATTACCTCATCTTTTGAACCATGAATTTTTAAATACATATCTTGTACTATATCTTCTGCATCTATGTTTTCATCATTTATTAAAGCATCAACATTGGATATCCATTTATTATGGTATTCAGCTAATAATGATAATACTTTGTTTTTATCCACGTTCTTACAAAATTATAATTTTTTTTGATTTCTAAATTCTTCTAATTCTAATAAAATATTTATAAAGTCATTAAATTCTATGGCAACATAATCTAATTGAAAGTTTTTAGTAAACACTACAAGTGGTGTTTTGCCACGTGGTGCATCATTTCTACTTTGTTCCAATGCTTTCCATATGTTAAGCTTTTCTTGATTCTTACATTCAAAACTAAATTCACTTATTATACTATTATCATCAATACAAATTATATCACCTTTGAAATCCATGCCACCCGATAAAGGTGTTCTTCTTACTTTAATGTTAAATAATTCTTTTAATTTATTAGCAATTGATAATTCAAATCTTTTGCCCTTTTGTTGACTTGATTTTCCACCCATAGTTAAAATATTGTTAGTTGTTGTTGATGTTGTTTAATTCTTTTCATTGCAGATTCATAATATTCTTTGTCAAGTTCACAAGCTGTTAAGTCATATCCTAAATTGTGACAGGCTATTGCTATGCTTCCACTACCTAAATGCGTGTCAAGTATTTTGTTACCTTCTTTTGCGTAGTTCATTAAAATCCATTCATATAAAGAAATAGGTTTTTGACAAGGATGCCATCTTAATTTGTTTTCCCAATCTATTTTATGACCTATAACATTTCCTATTGATGTATAATGATAAATTTTCATATTAACACCAAAACTATGAGATGCTATATCACAGTCAGACAATCCTGCAGGTGCTTTTCTTTTTCCTCTTCCCGTTTTATCGTGAACTATCCTTCCAACATCACTAATATATTTTCCGTAATAATTAACACCAAATATTATTCTATTTTTAGTAACTCTTTCTAACTCATAAAAATATTCTTGTTTTGGAATTTCTTCATTCCAATTTATTTTTTTATGACTTTTTTTGGATTCTTTAGTTCTAAAATCTCCTATTCCATAAGGAGGGTCTACAATAGCAAGGTCAAAGTAGTTATCCTCATACCTTGCCATCATTTCCATATTATCTTCATTAGTTATCTTCATTAACAGTTTGTTTTTGTTCTTCAGCTTTCATTAAATCAATTAGTTCATTTATATATTCATGCAAATCAGGATTAGAAAATAGTAATACCGCAATGACACTTAGATTTTTTTGATTAGGTGCTTTAATCTTAATCTTGCTTTTTTCATCCATCATTAATGCACACCACATATGTGCTTTATTAATTTCTTTAATTACTTCTTTGCTTAAAGCTTTTTTAATTTGTCTATTAGGGTTCATCAAATATAGTTTTTTGGTTTATAGTTTCATTTATTACAATGTTTAATGCTCTATTTAAAATATGTAAACCCAATTCAGAATTTACAGAATTCCTTTCTTCAATGGGTTTTTTACAAGCTTTATTACCATATTTACAGTCCATTGTGCCTATATCATTTTTTGCTTGTTTAATTTTAGGTATGTTAAAATTTGACCAGAAATAGTGCCTTCCAATTTTAGTAGGTTTAATTAATGGTTCATAATAACTTACAACATTTTCAACAACATATTTTCCTTTAAACATAGCATCTAAAAATATAATTTGTTGATATAATTTCATATCTGGATATACTGGTATTTTTCTTATATGTTGTGTAAAGTAGTTTGTTTTGCTATGCGTTTGGCATGGAGGTGATGTCCAAATAAAATCATATTCTTTGTAGTGTTCTAATAAATATTCATGCGCATCAGTTATAATTACTTTATCATTTGGAAATAAACTTTTATATTTAGTTGCTATTTTTTTATTTATTTCAATAGCAGTAATTTCATGTTCATCACTCCAAAGTTTTCTATTTCCACCAATTCCAGAATATAAATTTAATATCTTCATTTAATATATAGTTTTCTTATTTGTTCACCAAGTTCTTTGTCATTTGGATATAACTCACAATAGTGTTTAATTATGTTTTGATTTATCCTTTGATTTGGGTGTGTATAAACACCTTTAAATTGTCTATGTTTATTTAGATTTGTTTTCATAATACTTAGAGCATATTGCAATGGCTTGGTCACTTTGATAACCTTCTTTTATAACTTCAGGAACACATCTATACATAAAATCCTTTTTCTTTTCATTTGGTTTTGGCTTTGGCATAACTTATTGTTTATTGTTTATATATTCATCTATTATTTTAACTATACACATCCCAGCAATTACTGCTAAAAAGTGAGAAACTAACATCAAGTAAAATACATTGTCTATTGTTTCATTCATAATTATAATTCTTTTAATTCTTGTAATTTAGTAATTTTTAATTTTAATTCAACTATTTCTTTAGTTTGTAATGCATTATCAACTCTTAGTTTTCTATATGCTTTATCTTTGTTTCTGTTTAGTTCAGCTAATTCATTAATGGTCTCTAAAGTCATTCTAAGAGTTTCTAAGGCCTTTAATTTACTTTTTGGAGCATTACCCTTATCAATGTCATGTAAGGCCTTTATAATTAAGATATGTAATTCATTCTTTCTTAATAGTAGTTCTAATTCATCCATAGTTTTAGTTTATATAGTTAATTGTTTATTTAATTCATTTTTTAAAGGATTGACACCACCAATAGTAAAACCCATACCAGAATTAAAATCAAAACATAATGGGTCTGCTAATGTTGGTTTACCTCCAGTTAGTTTATCTTTTATTTTTTCAATTCTAACTTGTGTCATTTTATACAATATTGGTGAATTTATGAAGCGGTGGATACTTATGAAAGAATCTGTTCTGTTGGCAAAAACTTGCCCACCCTCAGTATCAGATTTTCTTGGTGGTTGTATGTATGATTCATATTCATGACCAGCTGGAAAAACCCTCCTTGCTGCTTCTGTCATTGGGTGAGTCATAATATATACTGTTTTACCAGTTGTGTTACAAAAATCTCTAATGTCATTACAGATTAAATAATTACGTTCATACTGGCTAACCCTTCTATCATGATTTAAAGCGGTGTAAGGGTCAATAGCACAAGCATCACAATTGCTTTCCTTAAATATTTTTAATAAATCTTTGTGATTATACATTTTTTTGTTACTAATAAAAGTAAACCAATTAGAAACTATATTATAATATTTTTGTATTTGTGGTTTAGTTAAATTTTTTATTTCTTTTTGTGAATACATTTGTATTAAATCTCTTGTAAGTTGTCCAGCAGAATTCTCACCTGACCATATACACCATTTAACATTGTGCTTTACACTTAAACACAAAAAATACCATAATAAAAAAAATGTTTTACCCACATTGTCTAAACCAATTACAACAGTCATAGTACCTTTTTTATGTACATAGTAATTATCATATTCACAACCTATACCCATACCCTTTTGTATTTTACCATCTTTAAAAGCATATAAGTATTTTAGTTGTTCTTCTTTATTAACTATCATTGTTTTTTTGTTTTAAATAATTATTAATGCTTTTAGTAGACATATAAGGAATTACAATTTCTTTTTTTTGTTTATTTTTTTTCTTCTTTTCATTCTTTTCATTCTTGTTACTGGTCGCTTGCTGGTCGCTCGCTGGTCGCTTTGTGGTCATGTCGCTGGTCACTACTTGATACTTTTCATAGTTAACTACTTGAATCTTAGTACCTTGTGAACTTGATTTGATGGTCAATTCGCTGGTCATTTTTAGCTTAGTTAGTGCGGTTCTAACTTGTCTTACTGTTAAACCTGTTTCTTTTGCTAATATATCTCGGCTTGTTAAATGTTCACCAACTTTCACAATTTCACCTTTATAATTTTTTGGCTTGTGATTTGCTTTTAAAAGTATGTGTAAAAATAATCTTGTTACATTTATATCATCATACCATTCCCAATCTAACAACTGCCTATGGATTTTTATCCATCCTTGTTTTTGGTTCATAGTTTAGTTAAAATTGTGTTTATAGTTTATTCTTTCGGCTTCAAGTTTATAATATAAAAAACTTTGCATTCCATTTATATGTGAATCAGTTGGAAAAAAATATTTCCATCCTTTTGAAATTCCTCTGTTAATATAATAAAAAAAACCAACTGCTACTTTACCAGTATTTTTTTTAAAATATACTACTGCAGTATTATCTGAAGTTGGTATAATTTCACTAATAACAAATTTTTCATTATTATAGTTGCCTTCTCTTTCTTTATTAGAATATCTATTTGCAATGTGTTTTATAAATGATTTTAATTCTTTTGCTATCTCTTTATTCATAGTATGCCTTGTGTTTATTGTTATATCTATTGTAAGCAAGTATTTCATTAGTATCTAAGGATTCCCAATTATATTCAGGAACCCTTAAATAATCATCTTCTTTATTATAATATGCTTCAGTTTTTGAATCAAAATGAACTGGCACAGTATTCCTTCTATATCTGTTTATATATTTTTTAACAATAGTATATGTTAAATTTAGTTTTTTAGATATTTGGCGCATAGTGTA